TTGATATACCTATTACTTTGAAGTGCCGATGGGATGCAGGAATGACTAATCTCCGCATGAATACCCCTATTAGATTCAAAGCCGAAAAAATAGACTACAAAGACGGGTCAGGATTCCTTTTGCAAACAGGCAATATAGAACCTAACTATGGTCTTGGATGGGTAGATGATGAGCATTTACCTAAAGTAGAGAAATTATTTGATCCTGCACAATACCTTACTCAATTTGTGCCACATCTAAATGATTTAACACAAATCTTTGATTATCATGAACAAAACTCATTTGAGTCATCATATAGTGCTAACAAAATTGGCCCTACATTTTCATTCAAAGGTACTGTTGAATACATAGACTACGTTGGTAGGGAATTAGAGTGGGCTGAAGGCGGAACACAATTCTCTATGAGGATTAGTAGCAATAGCATGAGAAGAGAAGATGCTAATTCTGCTCTATACATCAACCTATCAAAAGGGTTAGAAGAACACCATAACGCATTCAAAGTGAATAAAAACGATGAATGGAGAGAATACACTACGGGAACACAAGTAATCGTAGTTGGTAAAACTAGAACCTATGAAAGAAATGATGGAGACATAGGATTGAACATTGACGCATACAACATATACGCTATACCAAGTCGTGCATTCATAGCAGAAACGCCTACCGAAGATTCTAACGATCTTGGCGGGCTTGATGGATTTAGGGGTGATTAGGCGTGAGTGGTACAGGATTCCTAGATGGTTGGAAAGAAGAGGACACATCAGATGTCGCACCGCCACCTGTAAAGAAGAAAAAGACTAACGTATGGGGAGAGGAGATAAAACCTCTACCTGAAGGTCATGATAAGATGTCTTTAGAGGAATTAGACAAACAATCAGTCGCACCGCCACCTGTAAAGAAGAAGCCCGCACCTACTGTATTAGCACAAGGCTTCATCAGCAAAGAACCGCCTGTTAAAGCAACATCTCAAAAAGATTTAGAAGAGAAAAAGATTAACAAGGAATTTCTAATGAATGCAATACCCGCAGTTAAACCTGCTATTACTTCTACATTCACCCCACCATCTATCGCTGATGCTGAAGATAATCTTACAGGGTATGGTAAACACCTAACTGCTGTTGAAAAGGCACGTCAGGCTCAAGCATTTATGAAAGAACAAAAGAATCATCATGTTTTCTGCGGTATAGTAGCCCCGCCTAAAGCAGGTAAATCTTCTATCGTATTTGATAGCCTAACTGATGAAGAAGCAGCAAGTGGTGCTGAAGTATGGGATATTGATTTCGATGGACACGCTCATGCTTCTATAATGAAAAACTATCCTCATCGCAAGGATAACATTCTAGCAATCAATCCTTATGTAATTTACAAAGAAGATGGTAGAGTACCATATGATTTTCCTAAGACTCACTTGAATATAATAAACATCTTACAGGATGCTTTGAGACAAGTAGATACTCAAGAGGAATACTTCAATCAACACGGTAAAATGCCTGAGAGATGGCTAAAGACAGTTATGCTTGATGGTGCTGATAGTTTCTTGAAGATATGTGAATTAAACATGAAGATTGCTGATCTTGACTTAGGGGCTGACGCTATTGCAGTATCGGGTAAAAAGGCCACTACTAGCGTTGGTAGAACCAATTGGTATATCCGTAGCAATTACTTCATGGCGGCTCTTGACTTGATGAAAGAATTGTCTCGTAGAGGTGTTCATTGTTATGTTATTACTCACTTCAAAGCCGATTATGATAGTAATGGTAATGAAATCAAAGGCGAGGGTGTACCGCATTGGTTGCCTCGTAAAACCGAAAGTGCATTGACTCAAATCATATACATGACATTAGATGAAGAGATAGACGATACAGGCCGAAGAACAGGCGTTGTTACATCTACGGCTATATTGAAGTCTAATGGTGTGAGTTTGAAGTCATCAGGTACAGTTACTATCTATCGTCAAGATACAGAAGGTGGTGAATGGTTCGGTTGGCATGGATTGCGTGATGGTTCATTCTCTACTGAGTGATTCAGCATGGATCTGATGAAGATTCGCCCGCCTCGTAGTGTGCCTATACCTAATTCAGATAAAGAATCGTCATATCAATGGCATCCGAGTTTTCATTTGGATGCTATGATGAGGGTATCTAAATCATCACTTGGGGCATCTGATTTTTGTATGCAGCAATACTTCATCAAGTATGTATTAGGGGTCAAAGAGCCGCCTAATGATGCTATGACTAGAGGTAGTAATGTTCACGATGCTATTGATGATTGGTATGCTAACTTTGATTTAGACCATGCAATTAAATTGAAGTCTAAAGGCTACCATGCAGTATTAGAATGGTTTCTTAGCCTTATGCCTGAATCTAATCCCGAAAGAGGAGATTTTGAATTAGGTGAACAAGAGCATCTAAGAAAAATCATGGTAGTAGAAGCAAGAAGATTCATGGATTCTGATTCTAAATATTTTTTGCCTGTTGGTAATGAAGTACCGTTGAATGCCATTATTCAAATCAAGGGGGTTACGGTTCATCTTAATGGGATAGTAGATAGATTGTTTGAAGATTCAGAAGGAAACTTACATATTCACGAATTGAAAACAGGTAAATGGAAAGAAAGTAATTTCAAATGGGAAGGTATGCGTGAAGAAATGGCTTTCTATGCTTATCTAATAAAGCATTGTGATCACGAAGAGTTTGGGGGGAGAGATGCTTTGTTTTGGGGATGGGATTTTACAGGTGGAGAGGACTTATTTAGAGGTAGAGAACCTGTTAGGGTTCAAGAGATTCAATCTATGTTAAAGAAATTAGATGAGTTAATTTCTACACACATACAGTATGATGGGTTACAGCATGGTCGGCAATTTGATCTTATATCACCATACCGACAAAAAACAGTATGTGAGCCGTGGTGCAAACTCAAAGGATTCTGCCCTAGATTTGGAGAGGTGATGAAGTTTGAGTAATCATTTGTTCAATCATTTTCCTCGTGAAATGGATATGAAATCACGAAAAGTAGTATTGAGCATGGATGGATTACAGAATTATATCAAGAGAACAAATGGTAAACAAAACCTCACTACAACGGTATATGGATTTAGGCAATTGAAACCCAAAGGCAACCGTTGTGAATACAATACTGCTATCGTACCTCACTTTGTAGTAGATTTGGATAAAGGGAGAGCCGCACAAATGCTCGACATTGAAGATTCTGAAACAGGACATAGATGCACCAAAGATACCTTAATCTTAGCATCTTATCTTAGAGATCGTAACATTCGTCATGCAGTATGGTTTTCAGGTGGCGGTTTTCATATTTGGGTTATGTTAGATAAAACACATGAGTTGCCACCAAACGAATTGAGTAATTTGTTGTTCTCAGGGAGAGTATTAATTAACAAGTGGATTAATGATATGGATTTAGTAACCATAGACCCCGTTGTATCATTTCGCCCCGATAGACATATTAGAATACCAAACACATACAATTACAAGCGTAAGTTATGGTCTATTCCGTTATCTATTGAAGAGTTAGAAATGGGTTGGGATTACATCATCAATGAAGCCCGTCATGCTAAAGGTGGCATGAAAGTATCAGGTCAGAAAGGAATAGAAATAGAGATAGTCGAAGGAGATACAAACTATCTAAATGGTATGTCGGGCATATTTCAGAAGTTTGATGCTGAAGATATATCGGTCAATGCAGGTAATGTATCAGGAATACCTGTATTACCATGCTTAGAGGCCGCTTGTTGTACGAAGGGCGACAATCCCCCCCATCAGTCTCGTGCATACCTTATGATGTATCTAATGGACTATTTTAGAGAGTTTGCTAGACCCCCAAGCAATTCAAAGGTATCTTCTTTAGATGTCGTTAGAAAAACTCATCAATTTATTGCGGATCTTGAATGGGCCGATTATAGCCCTAAAATAACTAACGAAATGTTGGTGCATGGTGCATCAAGAAACTATCTCACACCATCATGCCCTAAGATATACCAAGAAGGATTGTGCATAGGCAAATGTCCGTTCTTTGATGGTAAAGGTGTGAAGAGAGATTAAGTGCAAATAGAAGGTCGGAGATATACATGAGCGAAGATATAGAAGAAATTAGAAAGGCTAAAGCACAAAAAGCAAGAGAATTGCTTGGTGCATTGGATAGCGACAATGAAGAAATTAGGCAACAAGCGACTGAGGTATTACCGTGGGCTTACAGATTAAACAATGAAACCCAATTCATAGAGATACTACAACAGGGCAATATGGTGGCTATCACTCAAGACCCAAGATTTGCTGAAGTAGTTACAGACCATTTGAATCGTATGATTCTTGTATTAGAATCAGGGATGTTAGGAGAAGAGGGATTGTGAATGCCGTGGAATTGTCATAATTGTAACAAGCCCACAAAGGGATTTGCTAATGGCAAGACATTATGTTGGGTATGCCAACAAGCAGTAAACAGAAACAAGAGGGATAGAGATGAGTAAAATGATGTATATAGATCATCGAGAGCGTTCAGGCTTAGAAGTTTTAGTTAAGAAATATTGCGATAGAAAGGGGCTTCCGTATGAGGAGAGAGAGAATTTAATTACAGACTACGCCTTTGGTAATGTTGGGATTGAAGCAAAGAGTATTCAAGATTACATGGGTAGTCTTTATTCAGGTCATCTTGAAAGACAGTTACAAAATCTTGATGACAATTATAATCAATTGGTTTTAGTTGTTCATGGAACAATAGACCATTACATATTACAGGCAAAAAGAGGGGGCAAAAAAATAGCGTTTGCTAAAGTGTTCAATGCGTTTCTTGGCTCTATTGCTAGATTTCATAATGACTATGACATTAGTATATGCACGTTTCCTGACAAATCATCTGCTGCACGATTCATATCTAAGAGGTATGAAAAGGATGGTACGTTAGGATCATCTACTACATATCGCTACATGAGAAAAACTGCATCAGAAGATAAGAGAGTAGATGCTCTCCGTATGCTTGGATGTAGTGAAGCAATAGCAAAAAAACTCTTGGAACAATTCGGCTCAATTAGCGAAATTACCGCTTCATCACCAAAGGAATTACAAGTGATTGAAGGTGTAGGGAAAATTACCGCTTCTCGCATCCTTCATTGTCTCAACAGCGAGGATGCAGTAATTGAAGAAAAGGTAAAGATGACGAGGGCTTGAAATGACACTATTAAGACAAGAAACAGATACGACTCGTAAGTGGAATGATTACTCTTTAGTTAAGACACCTTTTGATGGCGGTCAGTATATCAAACAGTATATTGAGCGTTTTAGTACCGTATCTTATTTCAATGAGTTTGCAGGGCTATTATCTTACTTTTTCATAATAGGACAATCATTAGCCCCGTATATGCGTATTCCGATTCATGGTGCGTTTATTGATTGCAGACTTCATGTGTTTTGGATTCAGCAATCAAGAACGGGGAAATCAATTGCTTATGAATTTACATCGAAGGTATTGAAAGCGGTTGGTATTGAAACTGAAAAGTTTAGTGCAGGTTCTGATGCTAAACTAATTGGTACAGTAGAGCAAAAGATGGTTTACAATGATGAAGGCAAACCAACAGGGGAATATGAGTATGAGGTAATTCCCGGCTTGCTGAATGGTTACAAGACACTCTTATTCGATGAAGGTAGCGTTTTATTAAACGATTCAAAATCATACTTTAGCGATAAAATTCTATACCTTCAACAGGCTATGGCCCCAATCGGTTCAGAAACAAATGTATTGGTTAAACACTTAGTAGGTGGTTCGGTATATACGCCATCGGGTGTCTCTCTATGGGCTACTACATTCCCCCCAAAAGACATCATGGCTCATGTATTAGAGAAGGGTTTCTTTCAGCGTGTATTCTTATTCCAAAACGATGTAGGATTGGAAACAAGAAGGACAGTCAGCGAACATCGAATGGCAGGGGCTTACGTTCCTGTACCTGAGAGAGTATGGTCTTACGAACATCTTGCACAATCAATCATTGACATAAAAGATGAGATAAAACATAGGCTGTTTGATTTAGCAGGTATTGATGAAGAGGGATGGAATGCTCTAAGCGAAGATCAAAGAGAGGAGATAACCACTAAGTATGCTCATGGATTGTTTGACATAGGGCCATCATACCATGCGGCATTGTTATCTGCAACAGATGATTACTATGACCTAATTGCTTCGATAAAGAATGAAAACATACGAGAAACCGCATTGTCATTCCTACCTAATGTTGAGAATTATACACTCATCTTTTCTAATCTCATCGCAGCAACCATGAGATCTTCGGTGATAACAGCGACTCATGTTCAAATGGCTACCGAGATTATTTACGATAATTTACACAATACTATTATTTGGCTTGAAAACAAGCAAGATTTCCGAGTCAGTAAGAAGAGAGAATCAGACTTGAGACAATGGAAAGCAGCATACAACAAGTGTGAAAGAAAGATACATGATAGGCTAAAGAAAGAAGTAGTCAAGAAAGGAGATTTAGAAAAGATATATTCTGCAAATACAGGCGTAAGTGTAAAAACTGCTAAAAGACGATTAAACGTAATGATTGAAGCAAAAATTGTAACAAGGATTACTGAAGGCCGCAATGCGTATATTGCTTTGGAGGTGTGATTATGAGTGTTTCAGATTGGATGATTGCTAATGATGTTATATCTTTCAAAATCTTCTCTTCTACGGATGCAAGCGATTTGCCTACGGGTTGGACAAAAACATCAAAATTTACTTTAGATGGTGCTGTTTTTTATGATGGCAGACACATGATTGTTTTTTCAGATAAGGTTGCAAAAGTATTGATTAAAGATAAGAAAACAAAGAATCACCCCTTAGAGGAGATGCAATCATGGTTAAACACTACAAGAGGGGCGACCTTTGTAGGATATGGTTCACGAAAGTTTGATTCTCTTTTGCTTACAAGAAAACATTCCGTAGCAGGAGATCATGTTGATTTAGCAGAATTAGTATTTGATGCGTCAAAAAATCATTATGGCGATAGAGGCAGGAGATACGATATACAGCAATTAGTAGAATTGAATAGATACAAACAAACTGCATTAAAACATATATCGTTTTTATTGAAACCTTTTACTCTTATGGCCGAATGGCGTATGGGTATGTCTCGTAATGTCTTGAAAGCATTAGCAGCCGAAGCAGAATTGATTGCCCAAATGTATTGCCAAGTTGTTTGTCATGAATCACTAAAAATAATAGATGAAAGAACAGAACATCCTGTTTCAATATCATTTGAACACGTTAGAGACATTGATAGATATACAATCAACATGAAAGAAATCAAAGAAGAAGAATAATCATCTGCTTGTTTCTTTACGTTCTTGACCTGCACCTAATTGCCTTCTCAATTTAGGTCTAACATTCCCTCTTGACTTATTGCGAGCATATCTTCTTCGTGTTCTGCCACGCTTAACCTTGCGGCTTTGCCCCCATGCTCTCGCCTTGCTTTGTTTGGATGGTCTATCGCTTATTGTATTGCGAGTATATCCTCTAAACTTACCTTTTTCTTCAGATCTAACAATATCCCATGCTTCTTCAAAAGCACTCATTGTTCCACCTTCATAGGTTTGAGGCGAGGTTTTGCCTTCTTCCATACAAATGAACACAAAGGACATTCCCATAAAAAGATTCTATCTCGTGAACCAGCATAGAAACCGTTGATACGAATAGCAAGAATTCTATGTTTGCATTTAGGGCAGTCTTGACTAATCTTATCTCGATAATGCTTCATGGGGAGACATCACCTGTATGACCTGCATGAGTGTATGTGATTTTGACATGAGTTGGTGTGCCTGTATATCCTAGACTTCCATTCACCGTTACAACATTATCTGATACTGTATAGTCTAAACCTTGTATTAGAACCGCAATAAATCTAGGTGTGCCTGATTTATACATCACTACATCCATCATTCTTGTAGTTGCTTCATCTTGAGATTCTAAAGGCGTGTATGCTAATGTAATGTCTTTTTGAGAACCCGTATATGTATCTGTTTTGATAGATTGCCTGTGAGTTGGAGTTATCTGATAAGCCCCCCCCATTCCCGATTGATTAATCCTTAAATCAGATTGATAGAAAAGATGTGTACCACCTCTACCGTCTGCATATGAACCAAGCCCAACAGGATCACGAGCAAACAAAAATCCTAAATCTGTAATTGGTAAACTCGCAGTTGCATCTCCTGAAATGAATGTATTAGTAGGCATTGTTGCATTACCCGAAGCATCAATTAGAGAAGATAGGGGCATAGGGCCGGGTCTTACGAATACTCTCTTATCTTCAAGAGATGCTATTCTTATCTCATTACTGCTGTAATGTAATCTTGCAGATGCTAATACGATAGTCTGCCTCACTAAATGACCTGATGGGCTTTGAGGATATGCCCCCCCTGAAACGTCTTGGTTTGAACCATATGTAAAACCAATTTTGCCCGTTACTAATGGGTCGAAATATACTAACAATATTGCTTCATTTGTTCCTGATAAAGATGGTGCATTTCCACTATGTAAACGATATACCCCTGTCGAAGCATTAGAATTGCTTGTAACATTTATTGTTTGTTCACTTATTGAATAGAACATACCATCAACAAGTATAGTACCTGCTGCTATGACAATAGATTGATTGCTAGATATAGAACAAGCACAATTCAATGTGGTTTGAGTGTTTCTTGCTGTATCACTATATTTGTTTGTAGTAATAGGTACAACACCATTCATCAATGCTCTTTCATTAAAGTTAGTTAATGTAGGGCTTGATAATACATCTGTATCTCTCAACCCATCTGTTTGATGCGATGCACTTGCTGTTTCATGTCCTTGACCTATTCCTGCCATACTATCTAATCTCCATTAATACATCAACACGGATTTCGTTTGTGCCGTCTTTAGTAAGTGGTAAAAATGTTGCTCGGTATGCAGGGGTATCTAATGCAGTATCTCCATGCAACGCAATTTCCTTAATTGTTTCAGATGATGTTTGTTGTGTATTGAAACTAGCAGTTACTGCTACTGTTCTATCATCTACCTTTGTAACTTGAGGTGATACTGTAATCTGAGGCGTACCTGCCCCACCATCTCTACTTGAAGCATCTCCTCCACTTGAGCCAAGAGTCATTCGTGTAACTAATGTGGATAGATGATCGGTTAGTGCCGCTTTTAATGAATCAAGAACCGGCATCATTTCACCTCGTAGAATATCCCTTTGCTAGTACCAATCTGCCTTGCCCGCTTGTTACCATCACGAACCCCTATCTTACCCATCCCATTAGTGTGTTTCGCCCCAATAATAAATCCGACATTGTTTACATTACGAACATATATCCTATGAACTGCTACAATTTCAACTTTGCTACTAAGTGAGATTTCTGCAATATCTACTACATTTCCTGCTTGTTCATCTAATGGTTGGCTATTACCTGATATTGCTTGTATGTCTGAAATTAAACCTTCAATTCCTTTGTCATATTGCGCTATAACAAAGTTACTTGTCAAATTAGAATAATCGTGTTCTGCTTCAAAAACAACAAATTCTCCTGTTATACCGTGAGTTGGTAGATTCAATGTAACTATTTCTCCGGGCTGTATAGTTGATGCTTTCAAAGCACCATTAATATTAATCAAAGGCGCACCGTTTTCAGCACGAGACAATATTGATTTTGCTAACTTTAATGCTTCGTTGTTTGTTTTCAAGCCCGGTATCTCTTGTCTCAATGTCCTTACTAAGTTACTTTCTGAACCTTTATTAGCATTTAATTTCATTTTTTCTAAGTCTTTCACAACAACAAATACTCTTTCATTAGCAGCCATAGAATCTCCTACTACCACTATTTCATTTGGAGAATCATACATTTTACTTGCACTAACACTTTGTATTCCACTTCCCAATCCTAAGTTAGAACCTCTGTTAATGAATAATGGCGATGAATATACTAAAGACCCATTCTTTTCATTTACTAATTGTTTTCCGTCAATTTGGGTAAGATTGCGAATAATTTCCATAATGTTCAATCCTCTAGTTTTCCTAGCAGTAAATATAGATGAGTGATCGTTAATTAATCTCAAAGAAGGATGAGCATCTATTGTTGATGAGACTTCTCTATCTTTTGCTAACAATGAATTGCTAGGCGTAACATTGAATCCTGCTAATTCTGAACCGCTATCATTTAGTAACATCAAAGCAGCATCACTTGTTCTTATGCCTACAAACCCTTTCTGACCCATCAATATGTCTCCTTCTTTCAATCCCGCATCTACAATACTATCCGAAGTGATATTACGAAATAGTAATGATGACGATTGTTCTTCTTTATCTAGTCCTGCTATTCTAAGATTGAATCCTTGTGAATCAAACAGATATGGGGGGAAATAACTACTTGTCAATTCTTTTCCATCGAATCTTAATTCTCTAATACTAGAATTAGATGTTTTGATTCTTGCTGTTGTTTTACCATTTTCTATTATCATTGGACTTTGATTAATCATCATAAAGTCGGTAGGGTCATATTCTAACAACCCTCTATATGAGAGAGTCGTTTGCTTTACAGCATCTTGTGTAACATCATATCTATTCCATAGTGCAGACACTTGTTTGGATAATGTAATTGTATTATCTACGAATGTAGGTGCAATTAAATGAGGTATAGTCAAAGGTCGTATATCTGCTAAAGTAGATGGTGTGCCTGAATCAGATGCATTGTTAGAATAGTATCTTAAAATTTCTCCTGTTAAATCACTAACCCCTGTGCTGTTAGTAACACCTGTAAGTTTGTTTTTGGTTTTGCCTGTATAGTGTATTTCTCTTTTACCTACTAAGAATAGTGTTCCTGCTGATGGCAAAAGGCTTGCATCTTCAAGCACTATGTTGGTGCTGAAATGATCTGCTACTTTGAATTGAGGGAATAGCCTCATAGATGTATTCATTTGAGTATAGGATATACCTTCAGGGGTTGTATGTTTAACAAAGTCTCCCCCTATGCCTGTACCGTTAGCGGTGTATTTTACTTGTGATTGGTTAATTATTTCTCCACCACCCGGATGTGTAGTTTGAGAGTATCTTGGTTCAATTTCAGGATTGAAGTTACCATCAATAGTTTTTCTTGCAGCATCTGATTTGAAGAATTGTAACATAGATGCACTTGGCATTAAATGATAGGTTACATCATGCTCATTTGCATCAGGATATGCAATACTAAATGCCCCTTCTGCTGTTGTAACAAAATTAGTATTCCCTAGTGTTTCTTCTAAATTAGCCTCAAATACACCATATCTGTTGTCTCTTGTAAATGGTTGATATTCAAAGTTTGAATCGCCTGTTGATGATCTTGCACCTGCTAACCAACCATCTTGCAATAAGTCTGATGCAAAGCCATACAACTTAAGCGGGCGAACAGGTCTAACGAAGTAATCAATTTGTTTTCTTCTTTGGTTTGATGTTGTTGCATTGCCGCTTGTTCCCTCTACTTCAGTAGATAACGAGCCGTGTTCTAATCTATTCAAGTATGTCTTACGCAATATGTATGTGCCACCCCACGGTGGCAAATCTGCTGATCCTCTAACAGACCATATATCCTTAGCATGAGTCTTTGCTGCTATTATTGGTGGCGAATTTGATACAGTAACTAAGGTTGCGGTTACTACTCCACTAGAACCGGCATTGGACATTACAATAGTAGGCGCAGAAGTATATCCTGTTCCTGAGTTAGTAATGCTAACTGCTGCTATTGTGCCGGTGGCCGTATTGATTGTAAAAGTGAACCCTAAACCGCCCGTATCTACGGGTTGGCCGCCAATGTTTGCAATTAGTGGTTCGGGTTGCGAGGTATATCCTGTTCCTTGATTAGTTACTGCTGTTGCTGAAATTTCAAAACCATTTTGACCTTTTATGTAACTGAACGTACCTGCTGCATTAGACCCGCCACCACCATTTGTAGTCCATGTACCATTACCCCCGCTATTACTTAAACCCGTACCGTTAATCGTACCACCTGTTATATTAAACGCAGTTATGTTACCTAGAGGATTTATAGTATATGTTCCTGAAAATCCTGAACCATCGCTACCACCACCTGTTGCAGTTAGATTACCTGCTGCATACCCTGTACCTGCGTTTGATATTGCAAGAGAGGCAACACCCTGCCCGCCATCTCCTTTATCTGTTTTTGAATCAGGACTCCATGTTGGCAAAGTGTAAGGATTAGATATAGATTGACTTGTTGGACTACTCGGATTGATTGTCATGTTATGTGTAGTAAATTTTGTGTTTACAGTCCATGATGGCATTACAGGGAAATGTTGCCCTAAGATTAAATCGCTATGCAAGGATGCCGCTTTAGTAGATGTAATCGCATATTCTATGTTCTTATTTGTCTGACGCTCATTTTCTGTTTCAATGACAAATCCTAATCTTGGTTCGGTTCTTGATTGCACTTGTCTATGGTCTGATACTTCAGATAGAGGTATAGGTAATAGACTTGTAATTGTTGAATTGGAATGTGTACCTATTCCCCAACCACTTGTAGGATAGTGAACATTTGATGTATTGGAATGGTCTATTGCAGATGCGTTGGTATGCAAAGCATTGCCTCTAAGATGATAGAATCCGCCACTAACACCAAATTGAGTAGAACTTACTGCTGATTGAGAATTGGCCTGAGCGTATGAAGATGAACCCGTATATTGTGTCAAATCAATAAATGGATCTGAACCTTTATTCATTGGTATGGCCTTTAACGGTAATGTAGATGCAGCATTGGGGTCAATCTTTGATTCCCAATTACCTGCTGACATAGCCGTAGGTTTTACTAATCCTAATGATTCATGTCCAAGAGTTAAACCAATACCTATTTTTTGCTCAGATTGCAAAGGTCTTGAATTACTTCTTCTAACGATACTAGCAAATGGTGTGGCTTCTGCTGTATGGTCTGTAAGAATTACACCAATTGGCGTGGTTCTTTCCACACCGTTGTAATCTGCGGGGAATGCCCAAGAGTCTCCGTGTGTAGTTGCATTTGGCAATTTATTCATTGAATCGTGAATACCCCCGTCAAAACGACCTTTCCCATATATCGGTTGTTGTGCGCTAGTATTCTCATTTGGGTCGCCCGCTAACATATCTAGGGCATCAGATCCTGTTCTGAATCCCCATGCTCTTACAGGTAGTCTCCTACCGTAATCATATCCGACCATATTATCAAGAGTTGTAATATATTTCGTGAAAGAAACACTATCATTGTCCACATCATAGGATATAGTACCACTTAGTTTCTCAGGGTTGATACTATCACCTATACCTTCACCCCTTGTATGTCTTATATTCTCATACTCGGTAGGTAGTCTCATAGTACCCTGCGGCTCTCTAACAGTAGTATGACCCATAAGAACAGCGTTGGCTGACTTAAGACCGACTATATTCCCATGCCCACCTGCGTTCAATCCATTGTACCCATAATTCTGTAACCATTGATTTACATATATTCTTTCAAAGGGTTCGGCAGCAATTGCCACACCTGCACTAGAGGGGTTAGAGTGGTTACGAAGGAACAACCCCTTTGTTGGGGGGTAGTTGTAGGCACGAGGCATCCCCGCCTCTCTATATCGGAAGGTCATGAAGTGTTCTCGGCTTGTTCCAAGTAGTGCAGGGTGGCTATACTCAGCAAGCCAATTGCACAAGAAGGCATCCGGTACACAACCTGTACCTGTATTTTCCTTTTTTAGTAGTGCAAAATCACCAAAAGTAGCGGTTATACCATCAGCGTTGGGCGTTGTAACGGCCATATTTAGATATTCAGGGTCGTGGCAAAGAAGTGGAGGAACAGTTGCCAATTCTGTTCCTGAACGGGGTACTAAGACCCCTTCTTCCAATCCTGACACGAAATAAGCAGCAGATCCTTCGCTAATTATTGGGGCAAATGGCCTACTTCCTGACAAAGAATAGTCTCCGAGGATAAATCCGTTCACCAAAAACTCACTTGCGGTGTTATAACGGCTTCCACCCGTCAAATTAGAGGTCAAAGTAAGCCTAGTTGGGCCTGAATTTGTAGTGGTTGTACGACTCAAAGTGCCTGTTCTTACTAAATGACCTGCACCTGTTGTTGCTGTATGTTCCTGTCCGGGTGCAATAAGATAGTCAAAACTGCTGTTTTGGGTGATACTGTTGTTTGTTCTTATGTCAGGGATTCTAAATCCATCCATTTCTGACAACGGCAAGCCCTCAGATGAGAACGAACCATTGGCTTCGTAATTGGATTCATCCTTAACTTCAAGCGTATCTAACTCAAAGACGGATGCAGAATTAGAGGTCTTGCCCGAACCGAATCCAAAGTGCTTATGTTCCGTTTCTGCTTCAAAAAGCAAGGAATACGATGAACCATGACTTCTATGTAATTGCCTTCTCATAGCATTAGGCGTACCTCTTTGAGTCATTGGGGTAACGAATGAATGCCCTTGCCTACCAAAGCGAATCCTATGGTGAGGGAAGGGATAGCCCGTTGCTGTGCCGTTGTTCGTCTGTGTAAGCACCGAACCCCTCTCAGCGTGGTCTGTTATCCTATGAGCCGCATAGAGGCGTGTAGAGCCGCTAGGAACAGCCCCTGCGGTAGTGTGGGGGGTCAGACCCTGTTTCGTAGCCATATCGGGATGCAATAGCCTCTTACAATGGAAAATTAGCATACGGTCATGGGTGTCAAACTGCGAAGCACCCCCTGATGCCTCTAAAACACCGCTAGAACGAGGGTCAGGGGCTGTTAAACCGCCTAGCCCCCATGTCATGTTAGACCACGCTTGAACACGATCATGGCCGCTTCTAACGAAAATTTCTCCCGGTATCTTCTTTGGGTTGGGTAATTCTAGTCTCAAATTAGGTTCTAATTTGCCATCGGGGGATGATGGGCCTGTGATTTCTTCACCTGTTTTAGGATTCTCTCTTGTATTTTGAACTGTGAAATCTTTGATTACCACACCCAAAGGTGAGTCTCCTGTTAGAGTTAATATGTTCCCCGCATCATCTGTTGTCTGAATGTCATCAAATACCATATGCTCATTACTGATTTGTAGCCCCTTCACACGAGAACTATTGAGAGTCTTAGCCGAGAATATGGGTCGAGGAACATTAATATCGCCCGTACCGTCAATTCCTTTCGTCAAAAAGTTAGTACCATATGTCAAATTAGATAATTCATCTCGACTATATGTTACCATATTGTTAGAATCGGCTGTTGCAGTTGCCCTATATCCACTCTTCAAGTGAAACATATCTCCTGCTGATGCATTCAAGGTAGTACCATATTCTAATTCAGCAAGTTTCACAACCCCTGTTGCACCTGAAGCAGGGGTATCGGGGTTCGCTTCGGTAATAGCGGCAATAGATGGCGAGGTTACTGTATAGTCAGGTGGTGGCATATCTGCCATGTTGCATGAATTAAGTCCTTCTACACTAAATCGAACATACCCATGCCCCGTAGTATGGGCAATAGCCGTAGAACCTCTTGAATCGTAGTTTGTTGCAGGTAGGCTCATGTTGCCGCCATCCATCGGTTTTGCTGTTAGTTTCCATATTGGGATAGATGTTCCAAGACCTTGAATTACAGGGCTACCGTTAGCAGCAGCCCAATAACCACCTGCTGAGTTAGGTGTTGTTGCTTCCCACGATAATACAATGGTGTGTTTCGCAGGTTCACCTGCAATTGTGATTGTTGCGCTTGAAAGAGTATCGGGATAACTATTTCCTACCTGATTTATTAGATTCTCAAGAGTATCACCTGTGATTGTAAAATCAGCAAATGAGGTTTGATCTGCTATTCTTCTTGCCGAGTTCATTTTCGGCCCTCTTCTAAATGCAGTTATTGCAGTATAAGATAAAGACAATCCTGTATGATCTCCATCAGTATAGGATAATGTGCCTGTTTGGGGCAAATCAGAAGGATAACCATGTTTGTAAGCCCCATCCCATTGAACTCGCAAAGTTTGTGCTGCCTTAGCAATCGTAGCAGTACCTGTATGTGTAGGCTTTCCTGACATTCTAACGTACCTTGCTCGTAAGTATCGTGTTACGCTATGTTCTCCTACCTGTTTGACCCTACGGCTGTTTATCTTGGCTGCAATCAACCTTGTTGCTTCTTCAGTACCAAGATTGTATGTTTTGCTATTTGTATCATCAGTAGCGGCTTGTTTCAAATCAACTACTATGACGTTAGTATCTTCAGCAGGTACGCTTGATGTTGCTATTGGTGTACGAATAAGAACGGTCAATCCTTGTTTCCATTGGTCGTTTGTATTCTCTCCGTATTCCCAATCAGTAACTGCATCTGAATATTCAGTATCAGGATAAGTAATGTGCATAGCAAAGTAACCACTAGCAGGATAACCATCACTCGCAGCCAATGGCTGAACTTTGGCGGGGTATAACTGCTTACGATATACCGTCATCACCATACCCCCGTAGATGCAAACAATTCAGTCCTTTCGGTACTTGTGAGAACGTGGTCGAATATTGCAATTTCTGATAGTATCACGTTAAACGCCCAAACTTCCATTGTACCGCCATAATCAGTAGTAGAATTAGAACCATCCGAAGTTAGAGTCTTTTCACCATCTGTTGTTCCGCAGCCGTATCCTAAATGGAATACTCCACTACCCCCTCTATATGTCTCAATATTCTTGATTGTAGATAGCCCAATGAAACAACTACTGTTTTTAGGGGTTGTACCTAACACTCTAGGGATGGTTGCATCTATGCCTACAACCCCAACTGTACCCGATGCTAAAGAACGTGTAATGGTATCTGTTGTTCCTGTGCTAAGATCAACTAACGAATTAGCAGCAACTTGTGTAATTGTAGAACTGTTCAAAGAACGCACACTACCTTGACTACCGAGATGCATCGTTACTGTATCTCCTGTTTTACTAACAATAATATTGCACCATGCATCATCAGTAATCAAAAGATGACCTGAATTGTTTGTAGTGTTAGTTACTGTTTTTGTTGTTGTACCATTATGGTATGTAAATGAAAACCCTATTTTTTGATACGCACTACTGTATTGTAATCCTGTCATCAACAAACCCCAATGCCTACCATTCACATCTTTACCTGTAATAATTGGGCCTGATGCGGTTTCATTTGAGTTTGCTTGATTATCATCTGTTGGCTTAAACCATGCACTAATTGTAAAATCTTGCGTACAATCAAAATCTTTCATAGGCCCATATTCAGAATTGACTACACTTCCTGAACCGGGATAGTAATGAGTAGCAATAGCATGGTTTCCTTTGAAGTAAACACCACCCCCGCTTGCATCTCCTGTGCTACCATCAGGGCCGATTGTAGTATGTTCCCATTGTGTATCTGCATCACTTTTTCCTTTCAAGTCCACTACATAGACATCTTCGGGTGTTGCACTTAAATTACTAACCCCTAAAATCTGACCGCTATTGTTTGAGGTTGTTCCTGTGTATGTGAACGAATCAACTGTGCTTTCTTCAGTAACCGCATTGTGTGTCGCCCCTGTGCTGAATGCTGCGTAATCATCTACGTTTAATGTAGAACCACTTGAGTATGCAGTACGGACAGTTGTAGCATCAAAACCTTTGGTTGATCTTAGATATGAGCCGTATAACGCTTCTTTGAATTGTTGTGATTGAACATACTTAGTTTCGTCAATATCTGCCGCAGCATCGTTTAATCGGACATATAACCTACAATTGTTCTCTATTTCTCCGTCAGAATTTATTCGTAACTTGTGATGAATCCCTTGTAATGTGTTTTCATTGATTGTATCGTTATTTGTTATGTCGGTGAAATCAAGAACTGCTGATGCGGTGCTTACCTCATGCAAGTTTTGAAATCCTGAAAAACCTGTTGGGCCTTTGGATAAGTGATGTGCGTAGTCATCGCTGTAATCATTTGCAGTACCATCGCTTATGTCAAATGTAACCCCTGTATGGCCTCCACCAAAGTAAACTATCCCTTCACCATCTACACCGGGATATATCAATTCAACTTCAAGACCGTTGATTGCAGCAGGTGTGCCTTCGTTACTGTAAAATAATTCTATAAAATCAGTCATGCTATCTCTTGGGGTTACATTATGCAAGAAGAAACATCCGGTGGTGGCATCAGTTGTACCAATTATAGTTGATTCACCTGTTGGTTGTTGTGAAATTGATTCAAAATCTGCTAACATCCTTCCTACTCTAATTATTCCTTTAGTTTTAAGACCAATTGTTT